ATAATTACTTTCTGTGTCAACTCCTGTTGCAACATATAAATCATGTGTTGAATAACTATCTTTCAACCCACCAAGTTTTAAATTTAAAATATAATCTTCATTTCTAGGAAATATTTCACTAATAGCATCATTTTTAACAAATGGCGGATCTACATCATATTCAGACACAATTTTTGTTGAGGGGATTACAAAAGTATCTCTGCTTTGTCCTTTAATTTGCCAAATTAAAGCATAGTTTCCCGAAATTGGGGTTGCTGGTGGTATTGGGTCATCGAATTCATCATAACCAATATGTAATATATAATTGCCATTTGAATCTATATCTGCGAGGATGAATTTTCCGTTTGCGTCGAAGATCGGTTTATCAACCGGACTGGAGTCTTCAATCTTAACGGCAATCGCATCTTCGCCATCAAAGAATTTATCTTCATTAATCGGGATAATTTGCGTTTCATTCGGATATTGTCTTTGGTATAAAGTGATCTGACCCGTTGTGCTTCCTGTGATGTCTTCCCAAAGGGATTTAATTTTGATTGCATTTTCTAAATTAGTTATTCGTTCATCGAGACCATTAGGTCTCAAAACTCCGTCTCCTATTCCTTTTCCAACTTCATTATACATATATTATACTCCATCTATATGTCAACCTCTTTTGCCTCAACTCCTGTTAAAATTAATTTAGTAATAGGAGCTGTATTTTGCTCTACATATAAATAGGGGTGTAAAACAGCAAAAGGTTGTGATTTTATTTCTTGTTTATCCTGAATTTCTTTCATTTCAGCAATAGAAGCCGGCTCTGTATCTCTAATATATACGTCAACAGAACCGCCACCTTCTGCCATCAAAGAAGGTCTTATACTTTCGTAGCTTGGAGTTCTTCTTGATACCTTATAAACTTTATTAAGTTGTATTTCTGTTTGTATCTGTTCATTACTCAAAATATACTCCTAAGCTAATGTTATTCCTAATTCTTTTACAACTGTCCATTTTCCATTTGAAGCACCAATCAAAATTAAAGCATCCCCAACATCATTAAATGTCGCAGTAGTTCCGCTTGATTGACCTTGCACATTTGTTAAAGCAAATGATACATCACCATTATCAGCTGTCATTTCAATCTTTTTAATTTTTCCATTCATTGAAGCAGGACAAGCATCAAGAGTTATTGCCCCTGTTCCGTCTAGAGCAAGATTTGTATTTCTTTTAGTTATGCTAATTGCTCCAGCACTTGATAAAGTTTCTAAATTTCCTGAATCATCAGCAACAGCATTTATCTCAGCTCCAGTAGCTTCTACTTTCGTACCATTTTTAACAAACGTACCATTAAAAATAGCTAGATTGTCGCCAGTTTTATCAGGTTGCCGAAATTCGTTTAAAACATTACTTTTATTCGCATACATTATTTACCTCTTTTTTTATTTTTTTTATTTTTATAATTATTTTTAATCTCTTTTTTATCTTCTTCTTTATTTTCAGATTTAGGATTTAACATTTTATTTTCATATTCTTCAGTTTGCATTTTTTCTTCAACTTTTTTAACTAAGTTTCCTTTCAACAAAGAATTTGCTAATTCATCTTTTATCTCATATTCTTTATTTTCTTCAAATAATTTACTATTTATCCCGTCTTCTGATGCATTTATTGTTTTGTTAAAAATAACTTTCATAATTTTTTACCTTTTATTGTGGGGCATAAAGCCCCTAATTATTAAGATACAGGAGCTTGTCTTGGAGTTCCTAAAATTGCAACAGCACCGACAGTTGCTCCGCTTGTAGTATTTGCGGATGTCACCGTTGCTTTAACATAACGTTTTTTACCAACATACCCAATTTTTGAAATGGTGTTGGCTGTATCAAGTTGAGTTTCTGATTCCAAACCGACTAAAAAGTCATCCGGAACATCTACATAGCCCGAACCACTTACATCAGAATGTTGAATTTTCAATGTGTAATCACCATCAGTTAAAGCACCAATCATTAATAAGAACGTAAGGCTCTCGAAACCTTGAGTATCTATTTCATTTCCTGCGGTATCAGTATCTGTGGCAATTGTTTGTATATTTAAAGCTAATAATTGCTTTATCAAAGTCTTCATATCTCTTTTCATTATTATACCTTTTTATTAATTAATAAATTTAAGCACTAACTTTTAAAATCTTTATGGACTCAGATTGTACAACTTCTCCACCAAGCCTTCTGTGCATTACATATTTAACTTTATTGTAATCAGATAAACTATATATATCTACAATCATTGACATTAAAGTATGGTCAACAATTCTATAACCTATAAAGAAATCTCCAATCGCCATTGGATAAGTTCCAGCTCCAACATCAGGCATATCTGGCATTATGACGTAAGGAACACCAGCAATTGTTGGTGGTAAACCTTTTGAAATATCAGCACTTAATAGATAATGACCATCCCCAGCTTTCAAAGTTCTTATATCTTGATATAAAGTTTTTTGATTGAGAATCCATCTCAAACGACTTTTTAAATATCCTGATTTAAATTGACCTTGAATTTCAAATAAACTATCTGCTGAAATTGCATCTGCTATACCCGTATTATATTTTTCAATATCTGAGTTTATCAAAATACCCTCAGGCTTTTTAATTTTATCGCCAGTCAAAAAACCAATGCCCTCTGCTCTTGCAAATTGTTCAAGCATATCCATACGAATTTCTTCCTGCAAATTATAATCAGTATCAGTTAAAAGTTCACTTGTTATAATTGTTTTGCCAGTTAGTTTATTGACAGGAATTTCAACCAAACCATATTGAGATTTGCTTTCGGTTTTTTCTTCACCCTCTCCAGTCCAGTAAGCTGTCGGTGTGCCAGTTCTTTTATTTAAAGTAATTGATCGCTTACTGGTTCTTGAAATTCTTGCAATAGATCTCATTGGTGAGACTTCAACTAAATCTTTTATCAATTCATTAGTCCAATCAGTTGGGCATAAAAAGCCACCGTCCTCGTTTCTATCGGTTCTGAGATATTTTTTCTCTATTTCTTTGTCAACAGAAGCATAACCTCTTTTTAAATAATTATCAAAAGCTATTTTATGTTTTTTCGTTTCTTCGCTTTCATAATTTGTTCTTCCTTTAGCTGAAACCAATTTTGATTCCAAGAGGTCAACTTTTTCTTTTAACTCTAAAGATTCTTTTTCTTTAATATCTTTTTCTTTTTGAATTTGTTGGAATTTTTTATCCATTTCGTCCAAAGATTCATTTAACTTACTAATCTTTTCTTGATTCAAAGGATCGCTAGATTTTTTATCTACTTCCTCCCTTAAATCTTTTAATGCCCCTTCAAATTTTTCGGACAATTTTTTTATCTCTTCATTCATTTGATTTTACCCTTAATTCATTAATAAAACTTTTCAAACTTTCTATGCAACTTTCTGCATATTTTTTTTGCAAAACAACATTTTTGCAAAACAACATCACGCTGTTCTTCGTCATCAATATCAACATCACGTTGATTTAATCCTTTTTTATCATCAACATCTTTTTCTTTTAAAGAATTTATTTTACTTATTATAGCTTTACATTCTTTTTGTGAAAATCCATTATCTTTTAAACAGTTTTCAACTTCTTTTAATTCTGTAAAATCATCAATATTTTTATTCAAAAATGGGCTTACTATTGAATCGTCATCAAACTCTTTCCTCATTTTCGCATAATATTTATTTATACTTGAAATAATCTTTTGTTTATCACTTTGCGGTATATCAACACCACCCCTAGCCCCTTTCAGAGCTCCTGCAACTGCAAAAATAGCTCTAGGAATAGCTTTTAACTGTCCACCTACAACATCGGCTATTGGTAATTTGTAAGCTGTAAGATTTTCTTCATTTTCTTTATCAAACCACATGAAAGCTTTTTTATAACTTTTCGAAGCCTCCTCTTCAGAATCCGTAAAAGCTCGTACTCTTTTTAAAGCAGATGTTTTATCCCATTCTCTTTCTCTGTCAGCTAAAGACAAATTTTGATAAGGCACAACAGTTTTTACATTCAAAATATTAGCTTCAGGATTTGCTGGAAATGGAACAATGCTTATTTCGAATAAATCACATTTTTTAATAAGTCTAATTTTTCCATCATCAATAAACTCTTCTTCTTTGACTCTAAAGCCTATTGACATTTTATTTATTACACCTTGCTTTGCTAAGGCATAAGTTTCTTTGCCTTTCGCGACATCAAGATTAATATGACCAACAACAAACAGACCTTTACTATCATCTTTCATTTCCTCAACTGGAAATCCACCGATTACATCCCACATTGAATGATTACTCAACATTTTCAAAATTGTTCCTGATTGCTCTTTCAAAGTATCTTCAAAACAACCTTCTTTCATTATATCATCAACTTTATCTATATTATTATAAGTTGAAGCATAACCTTTTATAATGCCAATATTTAATCCTTTTTCTGTCTTTTCTTCAAAACTTTTTGTTTCAAATTTAAAATCAAATATTTTTTTTTCTGTTTTCATAGAAAAATTTATTACTTAATAATATAATTAAATATTAGCTTATAAATAATTTAGATTTCAAGGGTTTATATTTTATATAGTTTTTCTTTATCTAGATCACACATAATTTGATTTGGTACTTCGTTCATACAATCACCTCTATTTTCGTAAAGATAACCAACTATATTTAGAATAGCATTTTTAACAATATAAGGCAAAAACTCGTATCCTGCTTTAAATTTAATAGAATTAATGTTAATACAACTATTAAAATCTAATATAGCAAAAGGATATCTCGTATTATCAACATCAATTTCATTTAAATCATAAATGGCATCATTTATATAAACTTCAATTAATTCGATAAAAGGACATTTTCTCAATTCAAAACAACTTAAATTTGTTTCAAAAAATTCAATCTCAAATGTTGTAATCGTAAAAGTTTTATTTGTATATTTTTCTGCCAAAAAATAAGCAGTGTTAATTAAATCAAATACATATTCACTTAAATTTTCGTCATCAGTTTTAGTCGAAATTTTATAAGCACCTACTCCACCGTCTAAAGTATTACCATATTCACAATAATATCTTGTATTAGGTGTTAAATAAGATGCTGGAACTTGAGAAATGCCATCAGATAAAAATAATTTTTTGTTTCCTAGTCCTAAAACATTTATTTCAACATTTCCCGTATTTGTTGTAGAAGGAACAAAAACAATTCTTTCCTGATTTGTATAACCTAAAATAGCAGTTCCATAAGATAAAGCTAAAGTATAAACATTTGCCAAATAATTATTTTCTGTATAAATATTTATTTCTTCAAATTCTTCTTTTAAATGATTGTTAACATCATTTATTGTTATTTGAGGGTAAGCTTTATTTATTATTTTATAATTATATATATTATTCATAATATTTATTATTATTTATTAAATTCATAAACTTCTATGATAGCGTTTGTTATCATGCCACTTGAGATAGCAAATTTTACAGCATTTATATCAGTATTTCTCACACCGCCAGCAATCGTACCACCCTCTAAATTTGTTATTGGTGCATCGTGTACATATTGAGCTACGAATTTATTTAATCTGTTGTCAGATCTAAATAAATGAATTTTTATTCCTAAACAGGCATTTGTTAAAACTCCAGCCGATTCTATGCCGGAAGATTGTGAATTCATAATTAGTGATGAAGTATTATTTTGATTTAAACCAGCTAAAGTTGACGCTGTTGCACCGTTGGAAAAACCAGCTCCATAATAGCCTGTGGATTTGTAGCTTGAACCGTTATCATCACTAGCTGTGTATAATAAATCAGTATTGCCAGTATTAACAGACAATTCACTAATTTCTATTAAATAGGATTTTGTTGGATCTAAATCAGTGATTTCAAAACTTGAAACTGATGAAGAAATTATTTGTTTTTCTTTGAATTTTAATACTGAAAAATTAGAAGTTGATATTAATAAAAATAAAGAAGATAATATTTGTGTTGTATTTAGAATACTGCAAGCAACCCCACTAAATTCATCAGGAAAAGCCGAGGCTATAGTTAAAGAAGTATCACTCGCTATACTAACAACTCTTCTTACAATAGGAGGCTTACTTGTCTCGTAAAATAAATCACCGACTTTTAATTCTGTTGTAAATAAAGTTCCTGAACCGGTGATTGTAGTGCCACTTGAGCTTGATGTTCCTGTTAAAGATTTTGAACTTTCAGGAGTCAACCCAACATTGCGAATTATATTTTGTAATTCATTTAAAACTTGATTTTCTTCCAAAAATGTATAATTTCCACCTATCACTTGATCATTTATCTGCATTTTAGTCCTCTAAAAAATTAATATAAACATTTGAAGGAACAATAGTTTTTAAAAATTCCCTTAATTCATTTAAATCGGTATAAGTACCAAAAAATTTAACAATTAACCAAAATCTATTTTTACTTTCTGTACCATCACTCCATGGGTGATAACCAATATCGCCCAACCATTTCCAATCCCAATTGTAAACTTCAGGAGCGTTGCCATTTCCAATAATTTCTACATCATAACCCAATAATTCTAAAAAATTCTCATAGTCAAACTCTGTTTGTATGCCCTGAGCATTCATTTTAGCTAAAACATCTTGCCTTCTTTTGTCAATTGTTCCTGTTCCTGTAAATTGCTTGTCGGGAATAGCAAATCTTTTTTCCCATTCTGTAATTAATTCTGTTGTAGTTTCAGGATTTAATTCATTAAATAATCGATTTAAATCGTCATCGCATAATTTGAAACTTTTTGCCCATGCAAATAAAAGCTTATATAAATTAGAAGTATTATCAAATTTTTTAACAAAAGCCCTACCACTTGGCAAGTTATACTGAAGTGTTGCCGTGTGTTCTTTGTTTGTTTTTGTTTCAATAATATTTAGTGTCATGGGAATGATAAGGTTCCTAATTTAGCAATTTCTCCATTGCCTATTATAATATCTCCAGTTGGAGTAGTTAAAGTAAAATCGCTTATTTGAGTTAAAGTTGCGGGGTCAATTGAATTACTAATTGCCCTATTATATTCTACTTCTGTTATATTATCACTTACAACTGCATTATTAAATAAATCTGTTAAATTATCTTCTATTGCTTGTCTCATATTTGCAGTATCAGGGGTAATACTTGAGAAAGTAAAGTTTGTTGTAATAAATGTTGGATTTAAAACAAATATATCACCTACATAAGTATGAGCTTCTGCAAGATTATCTTTTAAAAAATTTTGAATATCGGTTATTTCCCCAGCAGACATTATTGTGCCATCTTTTTTAGTACAAAAGATTTTAACTTGTCCCGCTTCTACAAAATCGAAAGGAGTTTCAGGATTAAAAACAAAAACATCTCTTATATAAACAAATTCATTTTGAATTTCAATTTTGATTCTTGCATTATTGAATGAATTAATAGGATTTTGCTCTCTAAATACAATTCTTGATCTAAATTCTTCTTCTAATTCCGCATCGCCACCACCACTCAAACCGCTCTGTTGCACTGTTCCTTCAGAATCAATCAATGGAATAGGTGTTGTTATAGTCAAAATATCCCCACCTAATTTATTTGTTAAAATTCCAAAACTTTCGCTTTGAACTTCGACGCTTGCCAGTTCATAAGTACAAGTCAAACCGTTTTCAGAGGTTGACAAACCAATATTATCAATTTCATAAGTTATCGTATCTTCATCCACAACTTGGCAATTAAAGGTTCCATTCAAATCTGAAGCAGTCGCTCCGCTTATAGTAATTTCAAACCCGTTCCCTAATAAATGAGCAGAAGAAAACGTCACCGTCACAATTCCGTTTAAAGCTACTACGTCAACAGAAGGTGTATATTGTGCAATCGTGCTTAAAGCTTGAGTTTTATAAACATTTCCAGCCGTATCGTTGCACTCGGTATTTGCTGGAACAGACTCACCTAAAGTACCCGTAAAACTAACAAATCCTTTTGATTGAGTTGCTGGAAGTTTAAAAATACCAACTCTTGCACCTATTCTTTCAAGCCATATTCCAGTTGCCGTTGAAGAAAAATTTTGTTTTTGAATACTAAAAAAAACTTGATAAAAGGAATATATACGACCTGTTATAGCTTGAAGTAAGCTTTTTAATAAACTATTTGTTTTAAAAGGATTAGACTCGGGACTTTGAGTTTTAACATCATTTGCCAACTTATTAAATGTTTCTTCTCTTGTTGGAGTTGTTATGTCTGTCATATTATATAATTCTTTGTTAACTCACTATTATCTAATTTTGTTATATCGTTATTTAAAGCAACTCCATTCTCAATAAAAACTGCATTGCTTTCTACCTTTTTAACTAATTCTTCATCAGTTAAAAACTGTAAACCTTTTTCAGCCCAATCTATAATTCTACCCATATTATCAATTGTTTTTCTTCCATTTTGTTGCCATAATTTGCTACCTGTATTTGAACCATCAATTTCTTTTCCCCAAAATCCACGTCTTTGCTCTGCAACCAAAACTTCATCTTCTTCAGCTCTTGTATCTGCAAATAATCCTATTACGATCGATGTATCCAAATCATCTTGTTTAAAATCCCCATTATCTTGATATTCAATATCAAAAAAAGTATTTTTATTTTCTATAAAATCAATTAAACTAATATCCATAATATTTATTTATTTTTATAATTTAATATTAATATCTTATATTAAAATTTTTCAAGGGTCAGACTTTCAATTTATCAACTTTACTTGCACTTGTATCTTGCACGACATCTGTTTTTGTATAGCCTGCAACAGCGTTATCTATTTTTTGCAACTCAGTATTTATCTGAGAAATAATAGACTGTATAAAAGTATCCATAGCTTGATATTGTACTCCGTTATTTTGCCCA